GACGAAATCCTCTATCTGATAAGTTGTCAGACTGCGTGCTAAAATCCCCTCAAAAGCCGAATTTAGGCGCTTCTGTGCGGACTTGTAGCCGTGTATCGTATTGGCAGACAGGCCTCGGAGTTCTGCATTGCTGATGTATGCCTCAAGGAGTCCGTCAACAGTCACATCGACCAGCGGGTTCCTGCGGACCTCATCCTCGAAGTGCTGGTACATCTTCTCGAGTTCCTTCTTCCGGGTGAAGGTGACCGTCTTCGTGTAGCGTCTCCGGTTGCCTTTGCTCGTAGATCCGACAGAGACGATCAGCTGCGCTTTATTCTTTCCCAGTATTTTTATCGCCATCTTCTTCCTCTTCCAAAAACAGATCTATTATGTTGTTCAGCACCTTCTTCTTGGGCTCTGACAATTTCCGTATCTTGTACGCCATGATGTCATCCAGAAGGGTAATGTCTTCAAAGTCAATAATCACGTTCCCCATTACTTTAAGGTCTCCGTATCCCATCAAGTATGCGATCGGGACGTTCAGCGCATTGGCAAGCGCTTCTATGGCCTTTTGCTTAGGGAAATAACGGCCGGACAGGTACGAACTTAGAGCGCCCTTTGTGATGCCGGTCTTCTCGCACAGTTCAGTTTGTGTCATTCCCGATGCGTTGAATGCCTCGTTCAGCCTTTGTGTTCTGATATCCATATGAGCACCCCCTTTTATTCTGATAGTGTGTATCCTCATTATATAGTAGACTTCAGAAAAGTGAAACATTTATTTAGAAAATTAAATAATTCTATTGACTTAATATCTGTTAAGGAGTACACTAATGTCAGTTTAGAAAACTAAACGGAAGGAGGTACCAAATGGCTTACGATTACAGCAAGCTAAACGGCAAGATCAGAGAAGTCTATGGCACTCAGGCGGCATTTGCGGAGGCTATGAACATGGGGCAGACGAGCCTCAGTTTCAAGCTCAACAACAAGTCTGAATGGTCACAGGAAGAGATGGAGAAGGCAATGGAGCTGCTCAGCATCCCCCGTACCAGTGTCAGGACATATTTTTTTACCCACGCAGTTTAGATAACTAAACAAGGAGGGTGAAATGAGACTCTACACAGCCCAGGAAGCTGCCGATGCTCTCAGGGTCTCGAAGCAGACCGTGTACAAGTACGGCAGAGAAGGAAAGTTATCAACAGTCCGGTTCGGACGCACAGTAAGGTTCAAATTGAAAGGAGCAAGCAATGGTAGAAGTAAAACTGAAGGTCAACGAGTATGTGTGGATTGACGACAAGTGCCGGAAGGCTGACGCAACACAGAAGCTCAAGTTCAGAGACTGGGACGACTTCCAGAACTGGCTTGGCTACACAGCCTTCGCCAGGGAAGACGAGACCGTCAGCCTCGACATCAAGGTCGTAACAGAGAAGGAGGAAGAGTAATGGTCAAGAAGGTCATAGAAGTCCTCATCATAGAGGCAATGTTCACGGCCCTGTTTCTGGGCATGCTGGTAGCCGTAGCGGCAAGTTAGGAGGAAACAGACATGATGACAAAAGAGAGGAAAATCGAGAACCTTGTAGGCCTCACAGATACGCTCTGGCAGGTGAACAAGTACAAGATGATCAAGGAAATCGAGAAGGCAAGCGGGCACGAGGTGCCGGAAGCCTGCTATGAACTGATGGAATGGTGCTACAGATACGGAGCAATGCACATGGAGAGGACCATCGGAAAGGCGGCGCACTGATGTACAGATGCTGGAACTGCGGATGGCGATTCGATGAGCCGGATTACCACGAGGTCTGCTGGGAAGACTATTACGGGGTAGGCCATGAATTCTTCCGCAAGACTTACGGAGTGATCGCAGAGTGTCCAAGCTGCGGATCAGACGAGATAGAGGAGGTCTCAGAGGAGGACGATGATGATACTGAAGAAGAATAAAAAGAAAGACGCACCATGTGGTACGCCAATCCCTCAACAAGATTATGGTACCACACCGGAAGCGAAAAGTGAAGCGGAGATATTGTTCGACAAGATAGGTGAGGGCGCAGCACATGCTGTAAAGCGTCCGAAAGACCCGAAGACGGACAGACAGCTCCGCAAGCTGGTAGCAGATGCCAATGGCAGCGGAAATGACTGCATCATCAATGTGGGCTTCGGTTACTACAGACCGGGCGACGATGACAGCTTCGAGTTCGAGCTGTACATCGCCGGAGAGCGCAGCAGAGCAAAGGAGATCCTGCGCAAGTGCCGCAGGATGGAAGAAGTATATGACAGGAGGTACCAATAATGGGAATCGGAGTATTGATACTCGGACACAGCGGCTCTGGTAAGAGCACATCAATGAGGAACTGCACAGCGGACAGATTCGGCATCATAAACGTACAGGGTAAACCTTTACCGTTTAGATCTGAACTGAAGACCTACGACACAGACAACTATCAGGACATCATTCCGGCTCTGAGACAGAGTAAGACTCCGAGCATCGTCATAGATGACTCGCAGTATCTGATGAGCCACGAATACATGTACAGGGCATCTGAAGCCGGTTACGGCAAGTACAGCGAGATAGGGCAGCACTTCTTCCAACTGCTGGAAACTATCCGCAAGATGCCCGATGACCGCATCGTCTATATGATGCACCACATCGAGCTGGATGAAGGCGGCAGGGAGAAGGCTAAGACCGTCGGCAAGATGGTAGACAATTACATCGTTGTGGAAGGCTGCTTCACGATAGTGCTGAAGGCCATAGCCACATCAGACGGCTACTTCTTCAGGACGAAGACCAACGGAGCGGACGCTGTCAAGGCACCGCTCGGAATGTTCGAAGAGGAACAGATCGAGAACGACATCGTCCTTGTTGACGACATCATCAGAGCTTACTACGGAAAGGAGATCAAGTAATGGCATATAAGAAACCGGCAGACTATGAGAGCGTAAAGGCGGCAGGCGACTACAGAGTGCTTCCGGCAGGAGGATACATCTGCAGGATCATGAAAGCAGAAGAGACCACCAGCAAGAAGGGTGCTCCGATGCTCAAGGTCGCATTCGATATCTGCGACGGAGATTACACAGGCTACTTCATGGAGCAGTTCCAGAGCAGGAAGGCTGCTGCCGAGGATCCTGCTGACGTCAAGTGGCCTTTCAGCGGCACCAAGTGGATCATGTTCCTTGATAACGAGGGACACACGAACAGAGACTTCAAGGCTTTCTGCACCTCGCTGGAAGAGAGCGGCACAGAGGTGTGGAAGAATGACATCCTCGATGTGAAGAACCTCAAGGACGCAGAGATCGGCATCGTCTTCAGAAGAGAAGAGTCCAAGTACATGAATCAGACTTCGTGGAGGACGGTCCCGTTCCGCTTCAGATCTGTGAAGTCAATCGAGGAAGGCAATTTCTCCGTACCGGAAGACAAACCTCTTCCTGTGACAGCAGGCACCGGCTTCGAGGAGCTGGACAACTTCAATGCCGCTGCTGATGATATTCCGTTCTAAGGAGGTGCAAGATGGCTATTGAATATTCATTTACTGCATCTCCGGCAAAAAAAGAAAAGGACTGGGGGATGATAACTTTCTCGACCTCAACCCCAGAACTGTATGACGCCGTATACAGCTACATCCTCCTGGTTACAGATGCGATGCGATGGCGCAACAGGGTGCAAGAGGTGAAGTTCTGTGACGGAACTGGGGTGTCGAAAAAATGATCAAATTCGTGGTAGAGGGTACAGCCGTACCAAAACAGAGACCACGCATCAGCGGACGCACGGCATACACGCCGAAGAAGACGAGAGACTATGAGGAGAGGGTGCGCAGGTCGTTCCTCTCCTCGTACTGCGGGCCGGCGCCGATCTATGGCAAGGGGACAGCCGTCAAGGCCTGTATCCAGGTCATCCAGCAGATACCGAAGTCGTGGTCCAACTCAAAGCACCTGAAAGCAGAGAAGGGACTGATAATGCCGACATCACGCAATGGAGACCTCGACAACATCGCCAAGAGTATCCTGGATGCGCTGAACGGCATCATCTACGAGGACGATGCACAGGTCACGATGTTGATGATCTCGAAGCAGTACGGCACGGATCCGTATGTAGTAGTCAGTTTTGAAGAGGATTTTTAGAAAGATGCGAGACAGTTTTGTTTTTTATGAATCGTTCTATTTGGCGCTTTCCGAATTGTCGGCAGCACAACAGGGGAAGATCTACACCGCAATCTGCAGGTATGCACTCTATGGCGAAGAGCCAGAACTGAAGGGCGCGAGCTCCGCTGTTTTCAAGCTGATCAAGCCTCAGATAGATGCCAATAACAGGCGCTATGAGAATGGGAAAAAAGGTGGTGTGCACGGCATTAAAGGCGGTCGTCCCAAAAGCCCCAAAGAAACCCCTAAAGAACCCCTAACTAACCCCAAAGAAACCCCTAATGTACATGTACATGTAAATGTTAATGAAAATGACAATGTAACTGTACATGACAACGACAATGGAGCTGGGGTTCGTGGTAGTAGTTCGAACAGCGATGACCTCTTCAACATCTGGAAGAGGATGTCGCCTAAGGACGTAGATGCCATCTATGACGTGTACCCGGAGAGCGGAGGCTTTCTTATCGATGAGGTATATGCAGATGTCAAAGATAAAAAGAAGAAGGTCGATAACCCAGTTGCATACATCCTTGGCTATGCCAAGAACGTAGGGTGGGACGATAACGCTGACCATTTTGATTATTAGCCTACAACCGGGGCGGGCACAACTACAATTCAATACTTCCATT